TGGTTTTTCATAATTGAGATTTTGGTTCTTGTTGCAATTTTTACTTTTCTCTTATCTTTTGTGATTGAGATTTTGGTAGTTCCTGCACCTTTTTGATTACCAAATAAGAAAACTAATGTCGAGTTTAACCAAATTGCTTCTCCACCTTTTGCTTTAATTTTAGGTTGACCAAACGGATTATCAGGTAATTCAACCCAAGGTTGGTTAACAATAATTAATGTATTAGTGAATTTTTTATCTGTTCTTCTTGAACCTGAAATTCTCTGATTAATACCCATACCGATTTTATCTGCCAAAGTAGATGCATTGTGTTGTTTACCACCTTTTCCTTCATATGTCATCTTACAAGGAACTGAACCAACAGAATCCCATAGGAATAAAATATCGTGTGGTATTTCACCTTTTTCTTGTGCGTCTAATACTTCGTTAATGAAATCAGTAATTTGTTCGATATATTCGAAGTCACTGTTGAAGAGATAGAAATCGTCTTCTTTATTAAATCCCATTAATTGAGCGTGTTCCCAACTCCATTTTTGTTCCGTAATAATAAAAACAGGAAGTATCCCTTTCTTTTGTGCGTCTACCGCTGACTTTACTAATGCGGTGGTTTTACCCGTGTCACTATGACCTAAGAACATATTTAAATGTCCAATTGCCGGACCTGGAAGACCTGTTGCATCTAAAAATGCGTCACCTAAATCAAAGAAACGGTCTGGTTTATATTCCGCCTCTTTTGAAAACTTTTTTTTGAACGAACTGAAATCGTTCTTTTTAATACCTGCCATATTTGAGTAGTTTTAAAAAGACACTCTCTAAACCAAATAGTCGTAGAGAGTGTCTTCGATTAATTAGAATGGTAAATCAGAATCTGATTCATCGTCCACTTGTGGGTCTTCATATGTTACCGCTGAACTTGAAGTACCGCCAACTGTAGCTTCTCCTGCTGAATTAGATACGAATTTCTTCGCTTCACTATCCCAACGAGGTACTTCTCCACGTGCAACCATTTCCAAATAGTCTTCTCCTTTTTTAGAATAAACATCTGACCAAGTTAATTCATCATTAACCCATAGGTTTGAAGTTGCTCCATCTGTGTGAAGTGGTGCTGGGTCATCAGGAATAACAGAACTTACTGTTGTGTATTCCTTACCATTACCGGCTTTTGTAAGTGCTAATGTGATAATCAAATCACGACCTGTAGTTGGGTCGGTAATATCACCTTTGGTTCTAAAAATTGGATGAACTTTATCCAAGACACCGTCCATTTTAGTGTTGTGTTTGAATCTCCAAAATTTTGGACCGTCTTGTTCGTTATCACGGTCGATAACTTTAACAATGTAGAAAGTACGAGAACGATATGTTCTTGCCAATTCTCTGTCTGAATCCACACCTGTCATCATTAGACTTTCGTGAACTTCATTTAATGGAGAACGTTTACCTTCTTGAGCTGGGTCATAAAGTTTTACCCATTTACCGTCCACTTGAATCTCGTGGAATTTAACTTGTACAAATGGTGACCCACCATCTGCAGGCGGTAAAATACGAATACGTTTTTCAGCACTACGTACACCTTTGGGTAATACGGTGGTGAAATACTTTTTCATTCTGTCTTCTTGAGACACTTTGTTTGTGTTGCTACTTGTAGCTGACTGTTTGTTCTTCTCATACTGAGCAAGAACTGAATCTAATACTCCCATAATAATTGAATTTTAATTTATTAATGTGTTATAAGTAAAGTATAAACAAAAAAAGCCGGATTGTCAAACCCGGCTCTGTTTCTTTTTTAGGAATTTTTTATTCCAATGTTAAGAGGTACGATAATTTGTTGAAAAGTCCCAACATCTCATCTCTAAGATTTAATAAATCTGTATCTTTGTCTTTAGATAAGTCGTTAGACATTCCGATAAGTTCGGATTTTACGGTTTTCATAAAAGCCGTTAAATCTAATTCTGTTAAATTGTCTATTGATATCTTCTTTTCATTTTCGCTTAGTGAAAATCTTCCATACTTACCCATATAGATTTCCACAAAGTCGTCAATTAGTGCGTCTAAATTACTATAAGTTTCACCAAAAGCTTGGTGTCTAGCATAACCTTTGGTCTGCCAGTGTAGTATTTTAATTTGTGTTTGGGTTTGTAATAAAAAATTTACATTAGAACTGAGGTTCATTAGTTTCGTCTGGATTAAAAGATTTCATTATTTGGGCTTGACCGTAGTTTTCAACCTCATCCTTTGTTAATACATACTCATTTTTACCTGAAGCTTGCATTTCATTTTGTTTTTGACTAAAGAAGTCTTGTGGATTTTGATTAAACGGATATGAGTCTAAAGAACGCATTTCTAATTTTTCTTGGGGGGTCTTTGGTTTTACTTGTTCAATTTTACTACCCAACTCGTCTATTTTTGAAATAACAGAGTCCATTTGAGCTAATTTTTGTTCCAAATCATTTAATTTACCAAAAACACTATCCATTTTCTGAATTACAGAATTACCCTCATCTTTGTTCTTGTCCATTTCATTTTTGATTGATTTGGTCATATTAACTAAATCGGTAATATCAATTTCTTCAGTTTCAGCGGTTGCAGGTGCTTCTGCTCCTCCTGCCGCCATTGGGTCAGCCGGTGGAACTCCTCCCGCTGCCGGGTCCGCTCCTGCGGCCATAGGGTCTGCTCCTGCGGCCATAGGGTCCGCTCCTGCAGCCATTGGGTCAGCCGGTGGGGGAGTACCCGCTAATGGGTCAGCCGGTGGAACTGCAGCGGCCGCCGCATCTGCACCCATATCTTGTTCTAAGACTAATTTTTGGGTGTATCTATTAATCGCATTGTAGCGATTTAATTCTTCTAAAAGTTTTTCCTTTAACATAGTATTAATCTTGTAATAGTTGTCTACCGTCTTCGGTAATGTATTTTTTATTTATTCTTTCTACTATACCATCTTTTGACCTGATAACATAACATTCTCCAGTTACTAAATCACATTCTTCACGTTCCATTCCATCGTTAGATATCTTGGTAACCTGTTTTTGGTTTAAGAATTGGTCCGCCGTATTATTTATTTTTAAATTGTCCATAATATTTTTGTTATAAATATAAATATCAAGAATTTTTTAAATTTACGTAGTTAACCTGAAATATACCACATCTCCCTCATATAAATCAAGTTGAGACATAAGTGACTTAGACATTGATATACCATAATCAGGTGACATACCATAATGTATCGGTCCATTAAACTTCTTATTTGTATAATCAAATGATGTTTTAATGGTTACTTTCTTCTTAACATTAGGTTTTGGATTGTAGAATTCAGTATTACCATATTTAGAAATGAGGTCATTAGCGGTTAATGAACCTCCAAGGTTAATTTGAGTTGAATAGAATTGTTGTTTATCTCCTGTATTTTTAACATCCAACCATTTAACCTTTTCATTAATCACTGTTGAACCTGATAGGTGTTCGTATCTACTTACAATTCCCAAATCAACGTCATCCGCTGGTGTGTATTTTGAACCTCCCATAGGTGTCACAATTGCTCGTAACCATTCACCTTCCTCGTATTGTGCTAATTGTATATTTTTCTGACCCTCATAACCATTGTACGGAACTCCGTAACTAGTTATTGACGCTCTTTCGATTATCTTTTCACCACTAACTTCTTTACCCCCTGTGTTATATGAATACGTATTACCCTTAGTGTCAGTAAACACCTTATCACCATTTTTAACATTCTTCAATACTTTATCCGCCTCTTTAACTTTAGCAGTTGCTTTTGCCACCATCTTATCGAATAGTGCACGATAACTAGCCATAAACGAATCTTTAGGGTCAGGTAGAGATGTTATAGGTATTCTTGTTCCTTTAAATGACGTTTCAATCACATTGTTTCTAATACTATGATTAACTTCTTGAATTAGGTATGTGCCCTTAAACAGTGGTATATTTTTAAGATAAAAATACATTGTTGGTTGTATCATCACATCTCCCATCATTGTTACATTACAAGTATAGGATTGTGACCTATAGATGTCGAACAAACCAACATCCACTTGAGCGGTGCTTGAACCTGTTTCACTTGCTCCCAAATTTTCTAATACTTGGAAAGATTCCGATGTGTTTCTAACTGAAGATTGGTCTAATTCAATTCCTTTGAAGATTCCTTGATTTTGGTCTCCGAAACTTACCTCAAACGCAACCGCTTTATTAGATTTATAAAAATCAACTCTCGTAAATGCATCATTCGCCACTAATATTGGGTTATTATTGGTTTGACTAATATTGAAACTATCGTCCTTGTATAGGAATTTCTTATTAATCTCATTCAATTCTAAGTACTTAGATGTAGGACCTGTATATTGTAGAATAATTTTAGGTGATGATTCTTGATAATCGACCTCTAAAAAGGAACCAAAAATATTACTAGCCACACTTTTAGATGGTGTAGTTTTTACTTTATTATTAAAATTAGTACCATAGAAATTAACATAAGCCGGAAGTGGTCTTAAATCAAATCCTGTTCTTACAATAAGATTTGATATTGT